CAACTGGAAGTAATACTACTCCCACAGGTGCATCAGGTGGCTCTGGAATTGTCGTAATAACTATGAACGCATAGGAGTTTTAATGGAAATAAAACCAAAAGATAAAATTTATAGACTTACTGGAATTGATAGTGCTATGGAGTTACTAAGACCTGGTGCTAAGTGGGAAATATCTAATTCTACATTTACACGATGGGATGATGACAGACCATGCCCTTCTATGCAAGAAGTTAGAGATGCACAAAAGAAAGCAAAAGAGTTTGAAGATTCTATAAATACTGTTTGGACAAAAGACCAAGAAAATAAAATACTAGAAATGCAAGGAAAGATTGCTGGTGCATTAAATTGATTATTGAATTACACATAGGAGCATAAAAGATGGCACACTTTGCAGAGTTAAATAGTGCAAACGAGGTATTAAGAGTTACTGTAGTAGAAAACAAAGATACTGCTGATGTTAACGGTGTTGAAAAAGAATACATTGGTCAAGCACACCTTGAGAAAGTATTAGGTGGAACATGGAAACAAACTTCTTACAACGGAAACACGAGAGGTAACTATGCAGGTAAAGGTTATACTTACTTTGTAGATCAAGACTTATTTATGCCTCCTAAACCATATAACAGTTGGTCTATGTCTACTGCCGATGCTACATGGATAGCACCATCTGCTATGCCTACTGATGGCGGTATGTATAACTGGGATGAAGATAATCAGACATGGATTGATATAAGTGGTTCTAGTGCAGGAGGTGTTTAAACGATGAAGACAGAAGAGTTACTAAACGAACTAGATATACGACTAACTTCACATGAAGCTGTGTGTGCAGAAAGATGGGCTGAGACACTTTCTAAAATCAAAAGACTAGAAACTATATTAATTGGTTGTTTTGGTTCTATTGTATTAATACTTATTACTATTATTTTAAAACTAAGCTAAGGAGAAGTCTATGTACGGCATGATGAAAGGCAAGAAAAAACCAATGAAAAACGGCATGAATAAAAGTTATGGTGGTAAGAAGATGATGGCTAAAAAGCCAATGAAAAAACCAGCTAAGAGGAAAGCATAATGGCTAAGGGAGTAGCTCACTATTTTAGAGATGGAAAAGAATATAAAGGCAAAATGCACAAAATGAGTGATGGTACATTACATTCTGGTGCATCACATAACAAGTCTAGTAAAAAACTTTTTCATCTTAAAGAACTTTCTAAAACAGCACAAAAGAGGGCTAAAAGTGGCAGCAAAAAAGTCTAAAAAGTCTCCTACACCTACTAACAAGGCTCTGTATAACAGAGTCAAAGCAGAAGCTAAACGCAAGTTTGATGTATATCCTAGTGCTTATGCTAATGGTTGGTTAGTAAGAGAGTATAAAAAAAGAGGCGGAGGTTACGCATAAATGGGTTTAGTTATCTTTTTTATAATTGTTGTTATACCTGTAGGAGTTTCTTACTATGTCACTAAAAGAATGGTTTGGTAAAGGCAAGAAAGGTGACTGGGTAGATATAGGAGCACCTAAGAAGAAAGGTAAGTTTCAGGCTTGTGGTCGTAAGTCTACTAAAGATAGTAAGAGAGCCTATCCTAAATGTGTACCTAGGTCTAAAGCTAAGAGTATGACAGAAGCACAAAGAAAGTCTGCTGTAAGAAGAAAGAGAGCAGCAGGTAATACAGGTGGTAAACCTACCAATGTAAGAACATTTGCAAGGAAGAAAAATGGTTCAAAAAAAGTATCAAAATCCTAAAGGTGGTCTTAATGAAGCTGGTAGAAAGTATTTTAAAAGAACTACTGGTGCTAACTTAAAACCACCAGTATCAAGAAAGAAAGCAAAGAAGTCACCCAAGGCAGCATCTAGGCGTAAGAGTTTCTGTGCTAGGATGCAAGGAATGAAAAAGAAAAGAACAGGTAGTAAAACTGCTAATGATCCTAATAGTAGGATTAATAAAGCACTAAGAAAATGGGATTGCTAAATGGCACTTACAACTACATATTTAGATTTAGTAAATGATGTACTGGTTAGGCTCAGAGAAGCCCAAGTAACCAGTGTGTCTCAGAATGGGTATTCTTCTTTGATAGGTGCTTTAGTTAACGATGCTAAAAGAGAAACAGAAGACGCATGGAACTGGGATGTATTAAGAAGTACAGTATCGTTTACTACACAACAAGGCACATTTAACTATAACTTAGATGGTGCTAGGAACAAGTTTAGAATCATCTCTGCACATAATGATACAGAAGATGTATTCTTACGTTATCAAACATCAACATACTTTATACAAAGTTTGTTGTTAACTGACACACCTACACAGGGAGCACCGTTATACTATAATCCTAATGGTGTAGACCCTGATAGAGATGGACAAATAGATTTATACCCTATTCCTGATGGTGATTATATAATAAGGTTTGACTTAGTTATACCTGAAGAAGAATTAACAAATGATACAGATACTACTGCTATACAAAAGAATATAATTACATCTTTAGCATGGGCTAAAGCAATAGAAGAACGTGGTGAAGATGGAGGTATCAGTGTATCAAGTCAGTACGCAGTAGCTAAACAGGCTTTAGGAGATGCTATAGCTATAGAAGCTGCAAGAAGACCTGATGAAGAAACAGTGTGGTATCCTTCATAATGCCTAACAAACCTATACAACCAGTAGCAATAACATCACCAGGCTTCTTTGGTATTAACACACAAGACTCTGGTGTAACTCTTGACTTGTCATTTACACTAGAAGCAGATAATGCTGTGATTGATAAGTCTGGTAGAATGGCTGCTAGAAAAGGTTGGGAGTATCAGACAACTGCTGGTGGTACATCTACACTACCAGAGTGTATGGTAGAGTTTGATAATTATACAGCTACAGGATCACATACTATTATTAGTGGTGGTGATGAAAAGTTGTACAGAGGTGAAGGCACTATGTCTGCTATGCCTGTATATGCAACTGATGGTAGTGCTACTCTTACATATACTATAACAGATAACAACTGGCAGTTTAAACAAGCAGAATATGAAAGTGGTCTTAATTTTAGTCCACATATGTATGCAGTACAGAAAGGACACCCTACTTTAGTATACCATAAATTACCTACAGGTGGTGGAGGTAGCCATTCTCATACAGGAGACTTTGGGTTTCAAAGATTAGTAGATGTAGGTAGTGTTCCTTCTGGTTATAGTGCAACTACTTTTACACCAAATGTAGCATTATCAGCTTTTGGTAGAATGTGGATGGCTAATATAGTAAATGATCCATTAACAATATATCATAGTAGATTACTAGAAGGATCAGAATTTACTGGTTCAGGTTCAGGACAGTTAAACCTAGAGAAAGTTGTACCTGGTGGTGATAAGATAACAGCACTAGCTGCACATAATAACTTTCTAGTAATATTCTGTGAACATCACATTGTATTATATCAAAATGCAGATGATATAAGTAACATATCATTAAATGATGTGATAGTAGGTACAGGTTGTATTGCAAGAGACTCTGTACAAGTTATAGGTACTGATTTAGTATTTCTATCTGATAGTGGTTTAAGAAGTCTAGGTAGAACCATACAAGAGAAGTCAGCACCACTAAGAGACTTGTCAAAGAATGTAAGAGATAACTTTCTTTCTCTTGTAGCAGTAGAGAGCAAAGATGAGATAAGAAGTATATACTATGAGAAAGAAGCATTTTATTTACTAACTTTACCAGCTTCAGGTTTTACATTTTGTTTTGATGTAAGAGCAACACTACCTGATGGTTCATACAGAGTAACTAGATGGGATAGTATAGACCCATCATCATTAGCGGTAACAAATGACAACAGATTACTGTTAGGACAACCTAATGGTATAGCACAGTATAAAAACTTTACTGATGGTGGTTCTAGTTATGTATTTAGTTATTTATCACCATATTTAGATTTTGGTAATCCTGCTGTAACTAAGATACCTAAAAAGATTAATGTAACAGTCATAGGTGCTATTAATACTACATTAGCTTTGAAATGGGCTTTTGATTATGAAAACAGTTTTAATAATGCTGATGTACAAACAAAAGAAGGAAACATTGCTGAGTATGGTACAGCAGAATACAATGTAGCAGAATATTCAGCTTCTGTATTTATTGACAAACTTAGTACACAATTATCAGGAAATGGTACTATTTTACAAGTAGGAGTAAACGCATCAATAGATAGTAACCCTCTATCACTACAAAAGATAGATATTTATTCAGTTCTAGGAAGGACTATATAATGAGTAATTATTCAAAAACAACTAACTTCGCAGCAAAGGATACGTTAAACAGTGGAGATCCAAACAAAATCGTTAAAGGAACAGAGATTAATACTGAATTTGATAATATTGCTACAGCAGTTGCGACGAAAGCTAATAGTGCCTCCCCAGCGGTGACAGGCACAGCAACAATTACAAATGTTGTACTATCAGGTACATTATCTGGTGGTTCAATAGAGGGAGGGTCATACTCATGAGTATCCTAGATGCTTACAGAATGTTTCAAGAACAGCAACTTGCACAAGGCGTAGACCCTTCTGTTGCTCCTAGATTAACACAACAAGAACAAGATGCAATGAGGTTAGCTGCTACGTCTCCAGAACCCACCACAGCCCCACCACAGCCCTCTGGAGACGTTAGTAGCACTGGTATGCTTACAGAGACAAGAGAGCAGTCACAGGCTCGTGAGAGCGTTACAGACAATGTTAAGAAAAAATTAGAGACACAGTTTAGACAACAGTATGAGAACTTAGCTCAAGGCGGTTATCGTTATCAAGGTAAACAAGCAGACTTAGATAAGATATTTAAGATTCAAGCAGAGAACTTTGCTAATGCAGGGTTTACTAATATATCTCAGGCTGGAAAAGGTGTAGATGAGCAAGGTAGAGAAGTAATTATAAATAAAACTACAGGAGAGCCTTTTAGCTTACCTGGAGGAAGCAGAGTAGGGTTTTTAGAGCCTAGAGGTGATTACACTAGAATGGGTTATCAGAGTTCTAATATTGAAGGAATGGTAAACTTTGGTGTTGAGTTTGATGACCAAGGTAATCCTATGTATTTTCCTGTATATGAAGACACTTCTAGCGGTATAGGTAAACTACTAGGAACAGTAGCTCCTTTTGCTTTAATGGCAATACCAGGTATAGGTTCTTTAGCTTCTAGCATAGGAGCAACGTTTGCTTCAGGTGCAAGTGCAGTAGCACAACAAGCTATTGGTAATGCAATATTATCAGGAGCAACAACAGGAGTTATAACTGGTGATGTAGAAAAAGCATTAATTTCAGGAGCACTTGTTGGAGGTGGTTCTTATTTATATAATAGTGGAACATTAGGAGATGTTCTTAATGAAACAGGTCTTTCAGGAGTTGTAGAAGATTTTAATATTCCTGTTAGTGAGAGTGCGTTAGGTGCTGACCCATATTCATTAACATCTGCTCCAGAGGCTATAACACAAGCACAGATAGACGCACAGCCAGGGTTATTTGGTGATGCAGACTTTGCACTACCAACAGATGGTGTTTCATTTCAAGCTAGTGATTTTGCTCCACAAGCATATGGAGAAGCAGCGTTAGGTATGCGTGATTTCTCTGTAGGCGATATTCAAGTTGACCCTGAAAGAACCTTACTACCAACATTAGATCAACGTGGTTTGCGTGGATTTACATTAGAAGATTTAGAAAAAGGTAGAGCATCTGTTGAAGATGTTTTTCCAGATTTAACACAAGAATTATCAGAAATACTACCAGCAGAAGCAGGAGCAGGATTACTAACAGGTCGAGAGGCTTTAGAAAAAGCTGGTGTATTTGAAGAAGTTGCTGAAGAAACTGGTATTATAGAGGACATAAAGAGTAAACTACCAACAGGAATAAAAGATTTCTTTAGTGACTTAAACATAAAGGAATTGGTAGGTGCTGGTTTTGATATAGCAGCTATAAACAAGATAGCAGATGAGTATAAAAAACAAGGTGCTAAAACTTATGAAGAAGCATTAAGACTAGGAAGAGAAGCTGGTATAACAGACTTTAAACCATATACTGTTACAACTGGTCTAGGAACTGGTAGGATAACTCCTGAAGAAGCATTTGCTGAAGTTGGCGCAGGTTATGCTCCTATTAGAGAAGCAGCGTTAGGAGCTGCTGAAGGTATGATCACAGGACTGCCTACAACTAGAGAGGAAGCTACAGCACAGCAATTAGCAGCTACTAGAGCATTAACTGAACCATTCAGACAAAGAGAACAAGAAAGATTGGTAGGTACACTAGCACAGAGAGGTTTACTAGGTTATGGTCAGACTATGCCAACTGTAGGTGGTGAACGTAGAGTTAGTCCATTAGCTGAGTCTATACTATCTGCTCAAGAGATTGCTAGATCACAAGAAGCATTAGCAGCACAACAGTTTGGACTAACAGAAGCACAAAGACAAGCTAATCTAGCTGCTGGATTAACAGGAGAAGCTAGAGCAATAGACACAGCAGCGTTACAGCCGTTTGAACAAGCTAGAATGTTATCAGGTACTAGGACAGACTTAGCACAACAAACTGCTGGCAGAGCTGCTGAGGCTGGTTTAGCAGGACTAAGACTACAACAACAATATGATGTAGATGCTTTAAGAGCACAAGCAGGAGGTTATGGTTTGTTATCTGAGGCTGCTAGAGGAGTTATAGGAGCACCAACACAACCTGGTAATGTACCTATGTCACAGAGTGTTATAGATAAAATAGCAGAACAGGTAACTAAACAAATTGGTAAAGAGTTTGGATTCTACGGATAAGGAATAAATATGGCACAAGAAATAACACAAGGTTTGTTTGGACTAGACGCACCTATGAGAGAACCACAAAGGGCTGCTGGTTTAGAAGGAGTTTTACAGCGTCTTGAAACTGGTGCTAGTGCTGGTATAAGAAGAGGTTTTGGTCAAAAAACTGCGGTAGAGGCACAGAAAGAAAAAGTACAAGGTATAATACAACAGATGCAACAACAAGGTATTGATATAGCTTCTCCGCAAGGTTTGACAGAACTAGGTAATAGATTTACTTCTGTTGGTTTAACTGGCATGGGTACAGCTATGATGATGCAAGGAAGAAATCAGTTTTTATCAGAAGGAAAAACTTTAGCCACTATAGCAAAAGAAAGAGCAGCAGAAACAAAATCAAAAATAGAGGCTAAAAAAGCATTAATAGGAATATCAGATATAGACCCAGAAAAATTTACTACTGAGTCTTTACAGGCTTTTTATGAAAATATAGCGTCTAATAACAAAATGAATTATAGTTTATTAGTTCCAAAAGCAAAAGATGATTTAGGTTTTGCAAATGCTGCTGAAAAAGCTATTTATAGTAGATTTTTAGAAAATTTTAATGGAGACGCTGATTTAGCAGGAAGGGCTTATTTAGAATATAAATCTAGCTTAAAACAAAACGAAAATAAAGCACTTGTAGCTAAAGAAAAAGGTATTAATGAGGCACAAGTAAAACAAGTAGCAGAAAGAGCAAATAAATTAAGTGAAGATGCTATAGCACAAATAGGAGGAATAAAAAAATCATTAAAATATCGTGATTCTATAAATTCAGCATTTACAGGTAAGTTTGCTAATATAACATTAGGTGCTGCTGAGTTTGCAGAAGCAGTTGGAATATCTTTAGCAGGAGTTGATGAAACTCAATACTTAGACCTTATAAGAAATGAGTTAGCTTTAGGCAGAGTTTCTATGTTAAAAGGTTCTCTGCAAGTAAAAGAATTAGAATTTTTAATAAAAAGTATTGGTGATAAAACTTTAACTAAAAATACAATGTTAAATCTTTTTGAAGATAGAATAAAAGAATCAATGGTTACAATGGCTAGAGATTTACTCTGGACAAAATATCAAAGAGAAGGTGGTGATTATGTACAATATAACTTTACAGAAGATGGTAGAAAAGCTCAAAGAATAGCAGATAAAGTATTTAATTACATACAAGCAAATCCACAATTAAGTTCTCAACAAATTGAAGAATTAGTTGAAACTGCTGTAGAAAGCAACAAAACTTTTAAAAGGTAAATACTAATGGCTGTTACTGAAGAAAAATTAAAACAAATACAAGAAGG